TTCGTAGTATGCTTGTGCAACTATAAGCATACGGTCGTAAATATCTTCAACTTCGTTAATTAAATTACTACTGCTAGTAACTGCTTCGATAAGAATCGAGGGCAGCCCTTGCTGAATAGTATTTGCAACTTGATCTATACCGCCAGCGGCCTGCGGCGATGAATTTCTTCCGCCCCACAATGCATTAGTAGTGCTAGGGGACGTGCCACTTAAATTTCCTCCGGCGTCACCCGCCCCTGCACTTCCGCCAGCACTAGACTTAGCAGAACCCTTAGACTCAAATCCCCCAGAAGAACTGCTTTGAATTGTACTCACTTGCGGAACTCCCTTCCGTCCGGCAAATTATATGTCAGCGAAAGAGTGCTACTCTCCATACGCCTTGAGTACAGCAAAGAGTCTGACTGTGGAGCCGCATCATTCTTAAGCCCACCAAGAGTATTTTGCAGCAGATTTCCTGCGCCGTACATTAGGTCATTAGCTCTCGCGCCGTAAAAATTACCCTTGGCAGTTAGCGCAGAAGCAACTGCACCAAAAGATGCGGCACCGTCGCGCGCTGCTGTTACAACATGTTTATTGGAATATTCTGCAACGGTGGTCATGCGGTCAAACCGCCGCGCATTGTATATGTTTTCTTTATACTGTTCGTATCGGAAAAGATGATCCGCAGCATCAATCTTTGAAAGATCAAGTTGTCCATAAATATAATACTCAAGGAATGGATCGGCAGGGCGACCTACCGAATACATTCGCATTTTTCTGCCATAGTAACTATTGTAGAGTATATCGGTGTCGTTTGAACTACCAAAAACTATTAACCGGCTCTTAAACGCTAAACCACGCATAAATCCATATGCAGTCCCGTAACTAGCAACATAATCGGGGGTAAATTGTGCGTGAGTAGCATACTGGCGTATCGAAGCTTCGATACGCGCCCGAAAATTATCTCGGTAGAATGCCCGTTGTTCAGCAAAAATATTTCTGTATTTTTCTGAAAGCTCAACCTGTTTTCGGAGTAATCTAATTTGAATGCGCGCTAGCCTACGCGCCGCCTCAGCTTTGGCAATAGCAAGTGCAAGTGCAAGAGCGGCAGCAGGATCAAGCTCGACCATTAGATAATCCTAATAATTTTTTCTCTGAGTTCTGTGCTAACTTGCCGAGCAAAACCGTATCCCCCAAGACAGAATGCAGCAGCAAAAACAATGTTTAACCAAGAAAGTCTCGCTGCTATATGCAATTGGCGAGTAAGCGCGTTATCCCTAGCCTCTAACTCAAAGCTATGCTCAACTGAATCTAGCCATGCATTGATAGAAATGACTAAGGTAGGATGCAAAAAACCTTTAAAAGTCACATAGAATTGGTTAGTTTCAAAACCAAAGCTAAGATCCCCTAGCGCACGATATAAGCCTGCAATATCAGGTTCGCCTTCCATCATATTATCGTACGCGCAAAACAAGGATGCCACGCTTGCGACAAAATCGCAAGCAGAAAGAAATCGCCCCTGCACTAAGGCAACTTCTTCCTTGTTAGTCTGTGGCATTTGTTCAACAACTTGCTTAAAACTTTCATGTACGATCTGACGGACTTCTTCATACACGCGATTATTTTTCTGGAAAGTATCAAGCGTAATTTTCATAGGGGTTCGTTTCCGAGATCATCCATTGAGGTTGCAATGTGTACTTCGTGAACTTCCGCAGTTCCAACTAACTCAAAGTACCAGTTAAGGGATTTATACAGGTGAGGTAGCCGGAATGGTTCATCTGTAAATACGGGGCGTTCATATTTAAGTATACCATCCCCATACAGTTTGAACGTCAATTCTCCAGGCAAAGCTTGCCCGCTAGCAAAAGTTACTTTAGCCGCAGCGTAAGTCATACGAGCCGGCTGAACGAAAGTTTTGCTACGCCACAAATACGGAGCATAGTAAGCTACCGTTCTTCCGGCATCGCGCTCAAGTCCATCCCAATACCTAATTTGTCTATCAAACGCAATGACAATTCTATTATCTAGTGGGAAGTAAGAAGCGAGTATATCCGTATAGTTATGAGGTAGTAGTTCAGTATTAACAGTCGTAAGTTTACCGAATCTATTTTGCTCAGACGCAATATCCCTAACATCCATCAACCAAGCAAAAGTCGGACCAACGCCAAAATAGTACCCGTTTAACCACGCGCCTTTAGATGGCGAGTAGTCGCGGTTCCATATTTCAGGATGAATCCAATTTTGCGTTATGACTGTCTGGGTTTCTGGCGTTAAAGCAACTAACCCACGCTGGCTAGAAAACATTGCTCCGGCGTCGGTACGAACTAAACTGCGAGGATTCTTGCAGATATAATAATCTGGGTATTGCCGAACATCAAACTTTGGCCCGGCAGCTTCTGGGGTAACAATAATCCGATAAGCAGCGCCGTGTTGTGAGGTTGCGTAGATAATATTGCGATTAACCACCATAGCGTTAATCGAAGTCGGAAGCATGATTTCGTTGCGCAACGGGTAAGCGTGCGCAAGAAAACGCTCAGACAACTTAATACGCCCATCAGGATATGCTATCGCTATATAGCCAGACTCTAACTCAGCCGCACAAATTGCGTCAACAACTTGCGGCATGAAAAATTCTTTAGAGAGTAGTAAATCGCCAGGGATCGCATCACTGGCAAGAGTATCATTATAGGTAATAACACCATCAGTAAAAATATCAATTTCGTCTACTAGATGGTAGTCGGTATCAAACTTATTTGAAAGTTCTTCACCCGTAGTATATGGGGAGATAGAACGGTATATACGAATCTTTTTTAGGCCAAAAGCAGTTTGTCCGCCTATGCTAGGAAGCAGTAATAAGTTAACGGTGTCACCTTCAAAACACGTAAATTCCCCGGTAGTTTGCCCGATACCGCCCTCTTCGCCAAACTGATTTACATACGTAGCACAATAAGTACGCACCATTTGGTGCGTACTACGCAATGCTGAATTTACCCCGTTCATAAACACCCGGGGGCCAGCAGGAACACCGATTTGCAAGAACGAAGGGCTTTTATTGTAAGATGCCCGTAATACCCCACTAGAAACAGAAAATACTCGCTCGTTTGTATCGATGCCTATGCCGTTTATATTATCGCGGAAAATATTTTTCCGGAGTCCGCGTATTACTAGCGGATACTGCGACTGCGGTACTCCGAAGAAAAAAGTATTGTATGTGGGATCGGCCGCAATCTCGGCGGCGTACGGCAGAAGTTCTCCGTTATAAGGTTTGCCGTAAGCTCTAAGCGTGCCAGTATCCAACTTACAGTTTTCGCAAAACGCGGCATTTTCATTCGGCAATAGCTTGGGATCAAGCGCCGGAATCATGCCGCTAAAATTGCGAACCCGAATATTGGGCATTACGGAACATCCCCAATAGCAAGAATCTGCATAGTACCGGATGCGGTCTGCGAACCAGTAAGCGCCGTACACCTAAGTTCGATTACGCCGCCTAAGAAATTAGTAACAATGTGCGTGATAGTTTTGTGTCCGCTTTTAAAAGCCGGAAGTCCTGCAACTAGACTTCCGTTAACGTACAACCCCACCGCAAAACTTTGATTATATTCGTCAGAGCCAGCGGTCGGATCACTAAAAACTACATTTGCAACAATGTACAAAGCATCAGCAGCGCCAACAACTTGGCTTTGAATAGAATGCGTTACAGCCGGGGAAGCTATAGTTCCAACACTATATTTTTCTGAAACTAAACTACCGAGCGAATTTAGCGCAACTTTCAAACTCGCAGGAGTAAGCGCACGATTGTTCGTAGTGAAATTTGTCGCTTCGGCGTTATCCGCGTACTCTGTTAACCCTTGTGCGGTATCCGTCGCCGAAGCAATATTGATAGTGCGAATACCCACGCCGCCAGAAGCAATCGTTACCCCATTAGTTGTAGTAGTAATAGAACTAATAGGACCAAAGCCAGCAGGCACAGCAACGATTTGCCCCTGTGCGTTAACCTGAAAACCTTCGTAGGTTCCAGCAGCAACGCCCGTAGACGACAAGCCAATAGTCGGATTATTTGTGGGGACGCCAGAAACAGTAATACCGGTACCGGCATTAACAACAGTTACGGTACCAAGGCCGGCTCCGGGAGCAGAACCGTTAGCCACCCCCGTAATTACACCATTAACTACAGTAACAGTAGCATTGCTATAAATACCGTTAGGCAGCAAAGATGCTACTACTTCCATCAAACGTCCGGTATTAGATACGCGGATACCAGTAACATATCCCGCGTTACCCATTCCGGCGCCAAACGTATTGCCACCCGTGCCTGTCGGGAAGATAGACGTAAGCGCAATATTTGGTTCAGTATTTGCGTCGCTGACGGTAAAATCAGGACTTGATTTAACAACCGTCACGGTGCCACTACCAGCTTGCTCAAATTCATCTTTAGCAAGCGGGTCAATATCAATCGTGTAGTTTGGATAAACACCAGTAAGCTGCAAGCTAGGACCAGCGGTAAACACTGGAAGCTGAATATTGAAGTTAGCCGGCCCACCAGTAACAGCACCGGGCACATTTGACGTAATGGTAACAGCAGCACCTACCGCAGCCGCTTCTTCTTGGATACCATTAGCCGTCCACACAAAACGCATGGCCGATCCGGTCGGGAAGAAACTTGCGCTAGTATTAGCCTGCGCGCGAACGATAGTGGCAGTAGTGCCAACAACATTAGTCACGCGCACTATTTCAAAACTAACGCCGTCCGACAATGCAACTTCGGTGTAGTTAGTTCCGTTAATACCGAGCCCTGTAAGATAGGCAATAGTCGCGGGGCTTAACGAAACCGACAAATCTCCCGGATTTAATGCGGCAGCAATCGTCGTGACAAAACCTTGGGCGGCAACAAACATATCTTACTCCAAAACAGGGGAAGGATTTTCGTCTTGCCCAAACGGGAAAAACCGCGATGGGTTATCATATGCTCCAGCAGTATACCCGCGATTACCAATCCGAAAAGTATAATCGGGGCGCAAAGGTACGTCGCCTCGAAAATCAGAAAAATACACGCGGCCTACATACAGACCTTTAGGTAAGGCAAGGAATTGAGTATCTAATCTAAATCGCAAATTCCATTGCGCGTCATACCCATAAGGAAGATACTGCAAAAAAGTAGTGCCGTCAGTTCCTTTGCGAAATACACGCAAGGAAATATTTAGCCGCGAAGCTGTAGAAGGATTAGACAGATTACAAGGGCAATCAGCAGGCTGATACACACTAATAACTATATCAGTATTTGCCGTAGTTATGTCGAGGAAACGTCGCTTCGCGGAAATGCATTTCATACAAATCTCCTAGCGACCATATGCATCGGCCCACGAATTCTTGAAGCTTCACGCCGGTATCGCGCGCTACGCACGCCCTGCATATATTTAGCTTCGTACATCCGCGACCCGCCATAGTCGGTAAATGCTTGGCCCGGTATAGATAGTATACGCGCAATGGCGCCGGCTACAATAGTTTCTACCCAATCTTGGTAGAATTCTTCGGGGATTCCAACCGCATCATGCGTTAACGCAACAGCGATTTCATACTCAAGAGCGTCTTCTTCATCGTAGCTGGGCGTAGGGACTATACGAAGAAAACCGTCTTCTACCCAAAATTTATTTCCGCTTACTTCGCAGCACCGTGGTTCATAAGCGGGGCAGTATCTAATCTGCCCTCTGTAGCAAACTTTGCGAAGCGCAAGAAATCTTGCGCATCCATGTACGTCGATAGGGTATTCGTCAACGTCAGCTTGTAGACTAACAACATGCTTCTGCGTCAGAATTCCAGTTTGTTCTGAAAAGTGGATTCCCGCTAAACGAATATTGTGGTAAACAATTTCAGCTGGAATACCCATTGTAGCCGGCTGCGTATAAGGAATAAAACTATCCCACCCACGAACTGGAATAGTATCTATTAATTGTGTCATTTAACTGATCCTCGCGGTAGTAATTCTTCGCTGTGGTATTGCTTATCAACTTTAAGAATTTCACCCATAGCTCGGTAAAATTGACCTTGGTGAAACTCCATTAGTTTTTTAGACGTTTCACTTTCTTGGTCAACCTCATAAGCCCGGGCTTGCATCCACGACACAATCGGGCCGTAGTATTTGGGATAAAAAGGAACCTGCGAATTGACGTTACCAAACTGCGGCGCTACTTCGCGGATTACTCCGACGAGCTGCACCAAACCTCGCGGCGCCGGATGCAGATAGAGAGTTCGTGGATCGCGGGCATCATAAGCCCAATTATAAATTCTAGGAATAGCAAAAGCACTTGTAGTGTAGTCTTTATAGTACGACATTATTACTTGGGTATCTACCCGAGTAAGTGGGATAATTATATTACCGCCTACAGGATAATACCCTGTAATATTTATAATTTCTTCTATGTTTGTGGGAATACCCACCTGCGTAGACAACGATGGAGTAGCGTTCCATACCGCTGTCTTCGTAACTAAATGCGGGTGCATTGCGCAGATACGTGCAACCGCATCGTTGAAGTACGACAGCAAATCTGAAACAGACCAGCGTACATAATAGCCAAGACCCCCCGGAATCGAGGGGTCTTGGTCATTTAGCTGTCTGGATACATGCTCGATCGTACTTATGATCGTAGGCATTTTAATCCCCGATATCTAAACCACCAGCAAGTTGCGTAGCCGTCGGACTAACGGGGATTGCGGACAAAAGATCATCCACTAAAGGTTTGCCGGTAGGCACACTCGGACCTAAATCTTCCCCGCTAACTTCGATAACCTCGGGCACCTTAGGTACTTCTTCCGCAACAGTTTCCGTCTCGGGTTCAGGAATATAACCAAACGGCTTATCCTGAATTCTAACATCTGTCTTAAAAATTACAACCGTATAGTCAGGATGTTTTTCAAACTTAGGATTGTACGGGTATACAATTCCATTCTTATGGCGCAGATACTTAACCCCGGCCTTAAACTTTGCAGAAAACTGCGGACGCTTTACACCCATAATTTTTCTCCTGTGAAGCTAGCGGGGGAAATCCCCCGCTAGCTTTATTTTCTTACCACTCACCGCGGAACGGCGTAATAACCAACGAAGCGACTTCAACGCGAAGGTCAGCAATTCCGCCGCCCGGAACCGCAGTCGGAACGACCTGCAAATAATGGTTGAAACTAAACAGCCCAACCAGACCGGCGCCAGAATTCACATAACCAACCGCAGCCGTACCAGCGTTGACACCCGTAGCGATATTGGTAGTAGCCGCCGAATCGAGATTCTTGACACGAATCGTCAGCGTAGTACCCGACACCGGAGTAGCAACACGATACCAATGACCGAGAACAATCGAACCCGCCGGAATCACAGCAGCATTCCAGACTTCGTTCACATCATCGGCCGTCGGATTACGAGCAACGTAATCCTTAAGTGCAACATCGTTGGTAAAATCAAGGATGCGATTCAGCCAAGTGAACTGCGCAGCCTTATGCGTGGCAATATCCAAATGCTGCGAAGCCGTAACAGCCGCAGCCGGGAACATTGCATAGTCGAGATTAAGGACTCGACCACCACCGAGGAACAAATTATGCTCTGCCATGACTTCACCTATTAGGAAATGCGAGCGTACAGCGACGCCAGCGCCTTGGGTTGCAGAACCTTAAAACCGTACACCATAAGCGACTGGTAGTAACGGTCAAATGATTCCGCCGTTTCAGCAATACGGCTCTTTTCCAGCGTAGCAGCAAACGCCGTAGCACTGCGATGGCCCGCAACAATCTGATAGGCATTAGCGCCCACACCGCCGTCGAACACATACGGGACGAAGTTGCTAATGTAGATATCAAAGTTGCAGATACGATTCGGAATCTTACCGTTCAGGTAAGTGCTCTTGGAATCGCCACTGAAGTAGGCGGCGCGCAGTTCTGAATTCAGGATGACATTTTCAAACTGCGGCGGAACCACAATGAAACGATCCTGCACCGGAATGCACTGCTCGTTGAGCGTACTATGCACGTCGGTAAGAACCGACAGAACATTAGTCGCATCGATAGTCACCGGAGCGCCCGTAGTACCGAGCGAGTACGCGCCGGAAATAACACCGGCAGAATTGCCCTGATTAGCTGGATCGGCGTCAGCAAACATTTCCGGCAGAAGATCCTGATCCACCGTAACGCCCATACGGTAGGCGGCACGACGCAAGAAGGCTTCCTTGATAGCCGGGAAGTTACAAATCTGCTGCTCGTCGATCTGATCGAACTTAATGTTGACGTACTTAGCACGATCAACGACCATCGTAACAGGCTCAAAACTGAGCGTGTCCGATTCCATTCGACCATTCTTCTGGTAATCACGAACACGAACTTCCGGCTCACGGAAGAAAGTGATCTGATCACCACACTTATTCAGTTCACCAGTGTACTCACGCGTCGTGATATCACCGTAAACCGTCGTGCAATAAAACAACTCAAGAAGCTCAAGGGAGAACTTCGGATTGATAATGCTACCGCTGTACTGCGGATAGCCGGGTGCGGCAGTAATAGCCATGATTTAATCCTCAAGAGTCAAAATTCACACGTCCCTCTCGTTCCGCCTTATCATAAGCCGCAACGAGTTCGTCGAAACGCTGCTTGGAAATTCGCCCTTTGCGGAAATCCTCACTGATTTTAGCTCGATCCGAAAACTTCAATTTTTCTTCGACCTTTGTAGCAGGTGCGGCTTTAACCGTACCGGGCATAGCCTGCGAAGTAAGTGAAGTCGACTCCAACTTAAACTCAGCAAAAATTTCTACAATGGTTTCAAGATCACGTGAACGGTGCGCATTAAGAAGCGCATCTTTTACGGTCAGATTAGTACGCGGAATTTTACTCTGCAAGTAAGTAGCCCAACGAGGACTATTTAACTTTGCCTGAAAATCTTTAACTCGGTCCTGAACCGTGGCCGAAAACATCCGCTCACTCATCGTAGAGTAGTCATTTTTAGTTTCTGCGAGTCGTTCCTCAAGCGTTCTAACTTGCTTGAGTAGCGGCTGCGCCATTTCCGCTGCGAATTTTCTAGCAACTTTTTCGATGACGGGCAAACTTTGCTTGTATGCCGCGCGTTCCTCTTCCGAAAGATCCTCGATCTGAATTTGTGGTTCAGCCGGTTTCGGAGCCGGTTCTGTCTTTTCCTTAAGAGCCTTCTTAAGTTCTGAATTTTCTTCAAGCACACGCTCAAGCATATTTTGCATACGCTCAAGCTGTGCATTAAGTTTAGCAAGATCGCTGGAAGAATCAATAGGGGTTTGCTGCCCGCCATCAGCAGGCGTGCTAGACGCGCCGGTGGCGGGTTCTAAGTAGCTAGTGGTAGTTCCGCCTTCCCCAGGGGTTTCCCCTGCTCCTGCGCCTTCCTGCGCGCCCGCCGCTGGAGCTGCGGCAGCCTGCCGCGCCTGCTCTTCCTCTTCGCGGCGAGCTTGTTCCAACTTTTCTTGCATCACTTTCGGCAAACCACTCATTTTCAATTCTCCAATACGATTCGGATTTTCGGTGTCTTACCTGAAATTTGTTTCAAGGAAAACAGGATACTATTAAGGCCGCCTCTATGCTGCAAGAAATCTTCCGCCTTACATCCGAGAAGCATATTGAGGTTATTCTCAGCAGCTTCCGTCAGAATAGCAAGTACATCTTTTCCCGGCGTAGTATTTACCAGTGCATCGAGGCGCTCACGGGCTTGCTTATCGAGCGCCCTAGACATTTATCGACCCCCGCAAGAACAACCTTTCTTCTTGCCGGACTTAGCCTTCATACCACCAGACTTCATTTCCTTCATCTTCGGCGCAAGATATTCAGTCTTGCCACCAGGTTTGCTCATGTTCTTCTTCATAACACCCTCCTTATTTGAGGAAAAAGTCAATAGCTTTGCCGACAGCATAAGCTACCAGTGAAATCGCAGCACCAGCGACTGCGATAATAACAACCATTTGCCCTTTAATCTTGGCCTGATTTAACTCTTGCCTGTTTCGCCAGTCTTCTAGCCGTTCAATACGGAGATCCACCCGAGTGGCCTTACGCCAATTTTCGATATCAATAACGCGCTCTACAACTTGTTCGTGACGATCAATGCTTTTTGACAGCCCCGTAATAGAAGTAGCAAGAACCGTTTGCGAGGCTTTTTGTTCGTGCATTGCATCGCGAAGGTCTGAAAATAGCTGTCTATGCTGCCGAAGTTCCTCGTCGATATTTTGTTGCGTTTGTGCGATCAACTTAAGTGCACTGTTTGTATCATCGGCCATTCTTCCAGCTCTCCCTCTTCTCCACGTAAAATGCACCGAGCGGAGTTTTCCCTTGATATCGGAGGCGATATCTGCCGATAAGTTTGAACACATGCATTTCTTCAAACTCAGCGGCAAGATAATTCCCCGTATAATTAAAGAATTGCCCAGATCCTTCTCCGGCAACAGACTCAATAAGTAATTTATCGTTAGCACCTAAACCAAAAGCCTCGACGATAACGTAGTTATGCAGGTCCGTAACTTCAAATACGTGGGAGAGAACAGACGTAGAATCTTTCCCAAATAAAACATTTGGGTCAATCTTTTTATCTGCCTGCGGCGGAGTGGAAGACGTAACTACTGTGCCTGTCTTAATCACACGGGAATCCTCACAAGATTCAAAACAAGAGAAGGGTTTCTACGTTTTGAAAAAACGCCGTCCCCACCATGCAATCGGGTATTCCCTTCAATAGTAATGATATTGTCTCGTTTGTCAAGCTGATCTAACGCAACAATACCGATGTGACTAAAATCAAAAACAATAAAATCGCCGCGCCTAGCAAGTTCCCTACTAGGGTCAAGCAATCGGCAATTTGATTCTCGCCCCCATTCTGGCCAATCGAATGCTTTCGCTGACTTGCATCGCCACGAATCGGCAGACACGTTCCGGGAAATAACTCCGGTTCTACGAAATTCATCTTCTACTCCGGGTTTTTTCAAAGCCTCACGAAGACACCACGAAGTAAACGCGGCGCACCAAGACCACGGACCGGGTTGGAGCCACGTGGCCTTTTGATACTCTACAATTCGCGGCGCATAATTCTTGGAGACTTCTTTGACTCCAATTTCATTCATCGCAATTTCGTAGATAGCGCGCGCGTATAAAGACATTAGTTAACCCCGTAACAATCGTTCTGCGTATTACTGTACGCCGCAGCTGCATGAATAAGGAAACTAGCATATCCGTAGTACGGTGTACGGCTAGAATTAAATCTCGGATTTGAGTAAATCCAATATTCAAGTCCGATGGCTGCGGCTTTTACGGCTACTAAACTAAGCGTAGATGGATTATCGTTAAGTATCGGATTTGTTTCTCGGCAAAACGGACCTTTGGCAGGGTCATTATTAGAACGTAGAGTGGTATACAAATCAGCCGCATGCCCTACTACGGATAAGCTAAAAGCAATTTTTTCTTGTTTACTCCAATTTTCAGAACGCTCAAATGCCTGCGCTATTTCAGTGCTGTATCTATCGGAAGATTCCCAAGGAGAATCAGCAAGGCATAACGTAGGGATGATAAACAAAAACAACGCAAGAATTCGGGCAAGAAGACTAGGCTTGGGCGCATCTTCCGGCTGAATTTGCGCCCTAGCAGTAGCGTCGTCTAACTGGTCCACAGTAAATAGCGCGGGTACTAGCTTACCGTTTCTCCGCACTAAAGCTGGAAAATAGATAGTGGCCGCGCCGAATTTACGATCATCATTTATTTCGACTTCCTTGATAACCGCGCTAGTTTTCATAGTTATGTACCGTAAGCTGCAATCAAATGGCCAACTGCGTCGGCAATCGCTTGTTGAGTTAACGCCGCAGTTCCAGTCGTAGCGTCAACCGGCACCCCAAGCGCCACCGATCCAGCGGGCGGAACCGCACAAGTGCCAGTTAATTCATTAGCCGGACCATAAACTGTACCTGTCCGAACATCTGCAACAGCAGGCATGTGCAGTGCGGACGTGTAATCGGCGGTGTACAGGTTTCTCGTGGACAGAAGATCGCTAGTTCTAACCTCCATATAAGTACCACTAGGAGAAGGAATCCATGCCCATCTGGCGCACCTTATTGGAGATGCGCCGTTACTTCCCGAGATAAGCGGCCCGGAGAAGTAAAATATAGTCGTGCTGCTCGCTCCGCTATCCACCGCTGGATGTAGGCCCGCGGTTATTGCGCCTCTTACCTCAACGCTGGTGCCGCTAGAAAGAACTGTGCTGGCGATACCCGTCCCAGATTGGCCGGTGATATTCCCGACTATCGACAGCATTGCGCTCGAAAAATGCGTAATGCCACCAAGGCTGGTCGAGCCATTCAGGGAACAGTTGCCGATGATATTACACGTTGTGGACCCGGTAAGAGCAAGAGCGACTTGCCCGGTCCCGATTACGTTTCCAGTAATGTTAAGGATACCACCACTTGCAGCGGCGCCATTCCAGTTAGAGCCCCCGCCGTTCTGAATATCCCCGACAATATTCAGCGTCCCCGAGCCAGACATTGAAACAGCGCGTCCAGCGGTTCCTGTGCAGCTACCGATGATTGTCGAAACGCCGGGAGACGCATAGCTTGCATCGACGGCACTCGTTGTGGTGGCATTTCCGCCAACAACACCGTTCGTAGCTGTCAGAGTTACGCCTCCGCTTAGCGTAAACGCCCCTCCGGCGGCGACGGTCGGGCTTGACTCTGATTTGTTGCTTAGAGTCAGACAAGTGTAGTTACCGTCTATCGTAACAGTAAATCCATTACTGCGCACATCATCACCGGCAGCGGGTAGCGTACCGCCATCCCACGTTGCGGTACTACTCCAATTACCGTTGGCTACAGCGTACCGAATAGCCATTGTTAAGCCCTCACAGTAATAAACGCTTGGATTGCTTGCGAAATCGTACTGAGAGCAGCGGCCAGCGTCGGATCAGACTGCGCCTGAGTATACGCATTTCCAAACACAAAAGATTTTCGCCCTAAACCATTAGGTGCAACATGCACCGTACTATCTTCTGCGACGCGATAGGGGGTAAGAGCAAGCACTACCTGCGCGCCTACGCTTGTTTCGTTGAAGGCCGGATTTGTGACAAGCTGCACTCCACAAAAGGGATATTCAACATCTTCGTGAACAAACGGTGTGGGTAAAACAAACCGCAAAGAAGACATGGCAATTTCCTTACGAATACGTGTGCCCAGCGCGACCAGTCCAAGTTACGCCGACAGCTACTTGTGTGCTAACATATACTCCTAGACTATATGTTAGCCGCGATATACTCCAAACGGGGTCTGTTTCAGCGGCGTTTTTTGGGGCCACTCCAGCATACTGAAAATTACCTTGTTCGTCATACCGTCGTTCTCCGCCGCTTCCTCCCCCTCCATAATTAAATCCTCGGAGTAGCATATTAAGCCTCCCAACGAGCGTAAACAGTTACCTGCGTATTGCTCGTGTCAACTCGACGAACTTCAAGTTGGTTAGCATTAGTAATGCCTTCAAACGTAAATCCGGCACCGTCGTTAATTGGCAAGCCTACGCCGGCACCGCCTTGACGAACTTCCAGCTTGGTGCCGGTATCATTCACAACAATAAGTCGTTCACATGCCTGCGCGGGAAATGCTGCCCAATCCGTACCGACGACAGCTGTCTGTACAGACATATTTCCTGCACCCTGAACAGACAGATTTTCAAGGTAGTTAATTACGGTATCAAGTCGCGATTCTACTGAGGCTAGTTCGACAAGCAATTCGTCGTCGGCACTCATGCCGACGACTTTTACTACTCCGGTTGCAACACGGACACCACCGATAACTGAAACTAAACCTTGTTCGTTTGGCGGACTATCACGTTCAAACTTAGCTTCGTCGACGTAATTGATAGGCGCTCTGCGCTGAAGTTGCTGCAAACTCATACACCCTCCTTAGTTTACAGTCTGCGGAGAAATTAAGCACGCCTGCACAATAACTCGCGCAGAATCAGTACCCTCAGAATCAACCGGCGTAAGCGTCAGAAGCGAGGGGTCGCCGGCAATGTCCATGCGCCCGAAATTAGACGATACGACTAATTCATACTTTTCGGTCGCATCGATTACGATGCTACCCTCGGCGCCAGCAAGTGTAAACGAACCGCTATCCACCATAACAGTGATCTTCTTGATAGCGTATCCATTCAGTGTGGTTCCAAAATCTAATGCCCCGCCGGCACTCGTAACCGTATAGAACCCAAACCTTTCAAGCGAGCTATACTGTTCGCTTACGGGCACCGGAAAAATAGGGGTACTGGCAACAGTCCCACCAGGTACATCAAAATACTCGTAGGTTACTGCACCAGTAGACGTATCAAGCGTCTGCTCGACCCAGACAAACTTTCTATCAGCGTTATCGTAGATCCAGAAACCGTCTTTCTTTCTACTACCAACAAGCGCAGGGGATAGCCCTGTACCCGTAACTGATCCGTTAAACGCTGGATTATATGCTGGAAGCGTATATTGCAATTTACTATCTAATCCACGCTGATCTTCTTCCAGATAAACAATAACATTTTCTCCAGCATCTTGGCCGTCGCCTTCTCCGGCGCCGACAAATTCAACTTCGTAGATACCGGAAATAAGTTCCAAATGTTCCATGTTATTCTGACTGAGGCGAACTGCCTGCCCTTGCCTAATAACATCCGCCCAGACTGCCCCAAAAGAACCAGCCTGCGGGCTAATCTGCTTTTTCAGTTTGACATAACTGCCTCCGGAAATTCCGGAAGCAGTTAAACGCACCGCGCCTTCGCGAACTTCAAAGCGCGGGCTAACTGCTAAGTCAGGCCGAGCATTGTTGATAAGAAACAAACTACGTTCCGTTGCCATCGCTCAACTCTCCTTAGACAATTCCGACCCACGCGCCAGCGCGTTTGTGGTAGATCGTAGTCAGTGCACCACCATCGCTGCGGAAATAAAAATCTCCGTTGTTGCCGTCAGCATTATCAGGTGCGCCAACACCGCCATAAAGCCCCGCATTATTCTGGAAAGCACCTATAGGATGCCCAGGATAAACTTTACCGGCAGTTCTGATATCTTCGGTAAGATCATTGCCGAGGGTAACCTGGTTATTTTTAGTATTAGTAGCCTGATATCCAATAGCTACGCAATTTTCGCGTTTGAGGATTTCAATAAATCTATAAGTGCCTACCCCACCTGCGGCTGGGCTTATTCCGATGGCAATTAACGTCGTATTACTCTGTGCAAATACCGTAAATGTAGTTCCATTTAGTATGTTTATTGGAGGGCTACCGCTTACCACATCAAATTTAACAGTGTGATATTCGCCTACGGCAAGGGTATGAATCGGCGTTGTAATAGTGTTTGTACCGTTAAATGCCGTACCCGTAAAATTAGCAGATATTGGACTACCGATAGCCCCTGCACCCGACTGCGAACCAATAAACACGGACTTAACCGAGGATGCTGCTTGCCCAGAAGCGTAACCGATATTGATAGATTCTTCTTGTCCACCAAAAGAACCTGCATAAGGTCCAATAGCTACGGAATCAGCACTATACCCTGCGAAAGTAGCTGAATCACCAATACTTAAATTACTGAGTAAATGCGCTGTATTTCCTGCGGACCAACCCATATTTAGAGTAAATGCACGGTTAGGATCAACTGCCTCAACGCGCCCTTCAGTTTGCCCTTCGGTGCTAAATTTAATGCTTTGTCCGGTCTCAGTATATGTAACTTCTGTTTCGATGGCAGGAACCACCGGAAACTTAGAAGCATCCATCACATAGTTTTTTCTCGGATATACAGCATTAGCACCCGCGGCAAGTCCTACGCAAAGAACCGAAACAACTTGGTTATTGAAAACAGTGTTGTAGATATTTGCGCCAGCAGCAAACCCAAAGCAATCAATCGACGGAGCTACACCAGTGTACGACGCGAATGCCGTTGAACCTGCATTAACGCCGACGGCCACGATTGAACCTGCTTTAGCAGCAGAACCGGCATCTGGGCCAACCGCAGTAATGCCACCACCACCTTGCAAAACTACGTTCCTTCCTGCCCAATTACCAAAAGCATTGATGGGAAAACTTTGCTGTTGGTTGCTAAAATTAATAGTATCCGCAGCACTATGCCCGACAACTGTAACGTAAGGGCTGGGATTAAGTGAAATAACATTGGTGTGGTTACGGTATGCCGCACCGATAATGGTCGTAAAATCATTAAACCGACTTGCCCCAGAAGTACCTTCTGTGGCAATTCGGAGAACATTATTACGACCAGCATTACCCGTACCGGCACCGGGACCTACGCTATCGCCGATATAAATATTGCTTGACGAAGTTACATTTTGGCCAGAACTAGTACCGATAGAAATATTGCCAAGACCAGAAACGCCTGTGCCGGCATTAAAGCCAATCGCAATTTGATTAGTTTGCAAACTCCCGGCATTAACGCCTAAGTGTGCCGATTGCGTACCCGCCCGAGCATTGACAATATGCCCCAAACCTGCGGCGGTAATCACGAGATCGCCGGCAGTTTCTAGTTCGATTTCCAAAGTGTTTGCCGCTTCAACCAATACACCCGGACCAGCAACATTTAACACGTTTTCGGCGCTAGGATCAATACGCAAATCGGCTTGCAGATTATTAGCTGCAAGCGTAAGATCAATCGACTGCGTATCCGTTACGGAAGTAACGGCATTACCAACACCGCTATAGACGCCGTTAGCACGAAGCTCGATTAGATTACCGGCATCGGGCGAACGAATAACCTGCGAACTAAGAACACCCATAGCGACGCTATGGTCAATAGTATTGGTATCGCTAGCGGTAGTAATCGTGCCCGCGAAACCCGTAGCGTACAGGCCGTTGGCACGAATCTCTAGCGAATTGCCACCGTCCGGCGAGATAATTGCATTTGCCGAGAGTACATTTGCCGCAAGAGTAAGGTCAATACTCTGCGTGTCAAGTACGCTGGTAGGCACATTTGCCGGATTGCCATTCTGCGGACCCGGCACATACACACCGTTAGCGCGAAGCTCAAGGATTTGATTCGCGTCAGGCGAACGAATCACCTGCGAAGTCAAAATATTCGCAGTAACGGTATGGTCAATAGTGTTAGTATCGTTAGCCCCAACGATAGCATCTTCGATGTTGCCGTTGTTCGGTCCCCGCGCGTACATACCATTTACGCGGAACTCAAGGATATTTCGCGGATCGGGAGACAGAATAGCATCCGCACGGATAGTAACATCCCCCACACCGGGATCAGGATTTAAAGTAATATTGATAGTATTAGTATCAATTTCATCCAAAGAACGGACAACATTTCCGCCGGTTCCGAGCGAGGCGTAGTAATCGCCCCAATCGTGGGAAACGCTGAACGGGTAACAGAAAGCCTTAACCGTACCGAGGCCGCCGCCAGTAAGGCGAAGAACATAACGGCCTGAATAAAAGAGGATAACACTCGTAAGATCCTCGTCGAGAATCAGCGGAGTACCACGCACCGGAGTAAATGGGGTATACACCGGATTGCTGTCGTAGTCACTTACACAATCAACTGCAACACCCTGTCCGGGGGCAAGATTATGTACGTGAATTACAACCGGCTCGTTCCAAACTTCAAAGACGGGAGAAACACCCGAAGAACTTGTCTCGTCAAAAAGACGATTTTCTTTCTGAAACTGAGCTAATTGTGCGGCTCCATCGCGCTGGCGAGTACCGCGGGGATTAAGCGCCATTGTTTGACTCCAAAAGTTTGTTGACTAAATCACGTTGCTCGGCACAAAACTTAGAAAGATTTACACAAAGCTCGCGATAAAAGCCAAAAGCTGCCGAATCTTTTGGCGGCGCACCCATTATAGGATTATGCCAGTACAAAGTGCGGTTATTGAATGGACCAGTACCATCTTGCCGATAGGCTACCACACGTGCTCCGAACTGCACAATAAATCTTTTCTCAAGAGGTAGCAATTTTTCTACGAATCCGGCACCATACAACACGTCGTACACACTATCCCCGGGAAATATTGGCGACTCGTCAAGGTACATCGTTACGCTCCGAAGGGCATATTAGTAGGCGTCGGGGCGGGCAGCGCAAACCCCGCGTCAGGCGAAGCAGGCGGCACGCTACGCCCGTCTAGGGGCGGGCGGGGGGTTCCCTCAAGGGCAGACGGCGGCGCCGGCCTAGGGGCTTGCGCGAGGCCGGCAAAGGCATTGCCCCGCTTGGGATCAGGAATTACTTCATCAACATTATAACCCCGAGATTTAAGGATCTCACGAAGCAGTACGCTAACACCCTGCGGCGGAATAAACTGCAAGTATGGAGTAAGCACTTGCATAATTTCAACAGTACGACTCTGCGACAATTCACGCTGCATAATACCGCTAGCACCGCGCGCAATAATCTGCGCATCGACCTTTGCAGCTTCATCGTCGCCGTACTTAAGTTCGTGATTGTAGTAGATAGTAACCGTAGGTGCAATTACGTCAGAATCAATATTAAGTAAAACTTGCTTAATACCCTTAGCAGCATTGCCCATCAACATCGACAAGCCGCCCATTGTACGCCCGGCGCCAGCAACCTGCGGATTACCAAGCACATACGCCGGTACACCGCTGATATCGTCGGCAAGTTTAAGGTACTGATCGACAATACCCTGCAATTCAGCAGCATTACTATCAACCTTCTGAAACCGGAAAACAGGTTCAGAAGTACCCGTCATGCTAGGTTCGGTACGGTACAATCTACCCGGTTCAATCTGGTGCGGCTGTTCTTCCTCGGCACTAAGGCGAGTAATATCAAACTCGCCAAACGGACCTGCGGAAAACGACATATTTTTTGCGAGATTTCGAGCCGCAGCATTTGCCATGCGCTCGATAGACTCCAACAAATCCGGCAGAGCCTCGCCCCAAAAGCATCCATTAACTTTCTTAAAGCTAGTGGTATGAATCGGACGCACGCCCAGCGGGTGTGGATTTAGCACCGCATAAATAGTCTCGCCATCGACGACCCACACAATGGATTCGTAAGGCTTTTGCGGATCATCAACAAGCACGCCGGCGTCGATTAGCATCTGTCCTTTGAGAACACCGTAATACACAAGCGCATCAATATACTCTTCGCGCTCAGTATGATCGGTACGCTCTTTAAGGTGATCCTCTTCGCTATCCGTATTGAGATCAATACGTGCTCCGGAATGCTGAAACTTATCTAGCAACTTACGGACTGTTTCTGCCTTGAAACCTTCAATCGCCAAACACTCATGCAGATATGCGTAAGTAAGTTGCTTTTTAATGATGATATACGTACCATCTTGCCCGTTTGTAGAATCGCGAGACGGGAAAACAGAAAGCGGATCAATCCGCTCACATTCCCGCACTACAACACGATGAACATCGATCTTATCTCCTACCCATCGCATACGCTCGCGCGAGCGAAGAATAGGCGCTTCAAAGATGGCAGTAGGATACGTGGTAACATCATCTAGAAAACGACGGAATTCGCGCATCCAGTTGCCTTCTAGCATTCTGTCGCGAATTAGTGTTTCCATATGCATAGCAGCTTGTGTCGCGCGGTCCATAACGAACCCACGCGCAAGCTCTTTGTAGCGTTTCGCGGCCTGAACAATAGCCCCCATATCAGAAATCCCCATAGCAAGAATTTCTTGCTTGAGGTTTTCAATAGCTACTTTTTTGATATTTTCAGGGATTGTAGGGTTTGGCGTAGGTGCTAACGTCCACGGCTGTTCTTCGGCATTCGCCAGAATATCCGTCATCCACGACAGCGCCGCACGGCATTTAAGATCAATAATTGGGATATAGATATCAGACGTAGCCGCAACTAAGTCAGCATCTTCCGGGTCATACTCCCGCCGACGCCGCCGAAGCGCACGCATAATACGATTATCAACGCCCGAAGCTTGCCTGTTATCTCTCGCAATGCTGAAACAAGATTCTACATGCGAGGCAAGCGTATCCTCGACGATCTTAGCTTGAAGCTCGATAGCTTCGTATCGAGCTTCATCCGCACTTATTTCTTTTGCGGATCGCGGGGCGGCGTAGTTAGTTAGGCTCATTGAGGCACGCCTCTGCTTGCTTTTTGACGCTTGTCAATTCAATCATGCATGATTCGTAGGCTTCTGCGCCTTCGATATACGCACGCTCCAAATCATCCCGAGGTATTAGTCCTTGCTCGGTCGGGAGTGGAATTGGGTAAGCTTTTGGAAGGTTGAATTGAAGCTGGGGCTTGGGTTTTGATACTGGCGGCGAGTCTATCTCGGGCTTCGTTACTTTCTCGCCCCACTTGCATGAGGATATTACTACGGTCAGAGTCAATATCGCAAGAACTCGAAGCGGGGTTTTGCCTCTGAATTTGTGTGTAGCGTGCATACAAACTCCTATACTTTTGTTCCGCCTGTTCTTGTTCCGCGTTTCTTAATTGAACAATACTATTAACGACGTCGAGCGCAGCGTGGTAATCTGCAATTACCTGATTTTGTTTCTCCAAATGCTGCTCGTATATGTCTTTGATTTCGCTCGCCTTTCCCTCGGCCAACTCTAATTTGACTTCGAGGTATTTGGCTTTCCAAACTGAATGCGCAACAAAACTAGCACCGCTGGCAGAAGCAATACTAGTCAAGAGCATCAAGATCGGTATGGTTTTGCCTTGTATCAGGTTGAGCATTTGGGTCCACATGGATCGTTTTCGCTCTCAGAAGTGAAAGAACTGAATTGGACATATAGCCAGAAAAGAACGCCGAAGCAGCATTTAGCTGTTCAAACTCGCGCAACGCAAGGCAGCATCCAATAGTAATAATAGTATTATGAAGCAAATGGTATGGGTACGAGCGAATGTACGAAACTATTGATCCTTGCTTATGTATTACGCGGTATTGGACGGTTTTCTTTGTAACATGCGCCGCGCCGCCAAGTAAAGCGCAGAAAATTACTATGACGATCGGCGATGTTAAGAATTCAATCATGCTTGTATCTCGTACTGGATTTTATCAGGTTCTCGGAAATAATCACCAGTATACCGATCTAAGTATTTGTCGAAGAAAGGAATCTGCGGTGCGCTTGGCTCTACTGCAAATATTCCTCGTCTGCACTCGTAATACCGAAGTAATTTTCTAGCGTCTTCCAAAATAGCATGAATGTTATCTTCTAAGTTAAGATTTCTATGTAACGTAATACCGTATGCCTGCAACATATTTTTGCGCTTAATAAAAAGAACCGCCGCTACGATACGTTCGTTATGTTCCCACACCCACAGCCCTGCATCTGTGAAAGTAATCGCTGGCCGCATCCGTCGGAAAAAATCTTCCCGAGTAAAACTAGATTTTTTACATATAGTTGCTGTATCTGCAACTAAAAAGTTATACAAAAGTTCTAAATCAGCTTCGCTACTAAGCTGGCGAAGTATAGTATCTTCTGTGATTGCGAGGTCGTCAAGCATATTTTACTACTCTTTGTGGCCTAGATTCAGTTTCTCCAGCGCGTAGTATTCTGGCTTGCTTTCTAGCGCCCAGCCTTTGCGCGCCAAAACGAACGAATAGGCATCCGTACTGAATCGCATCCATTACATGCGAATGCATATTCTTGTCTGGTAGGGGCTTGTGCTGATCTTTCGTGCCTATAAGTCGCGCGTATGCGTATTGGCCAAGGAATCCCTCGCGCGCGAGCGTTACATCAGGCGACATAAGAAAGCCGTCAGTTCGATTCAAGAAGTAATCGACTGATTCTTTTCGTGCAATAAATGAGTTTGTGATTGCAGGAACGCCATATAAGTTACGTTCTTTGAGCACATCGAATGGTGTGCGCTTATCCAGCGACGAACGTCCTCGACCAGCAGGATCGCCAACGATGTAATACCGCATGTTAGAGTAGCGTGTGGATAGGATGGGGATTATGTACCCGTCCAGAAATTCTTCTAACGATACGTCTGTCGGCGTGATTTCTTCCAGCAATCTTACTCCACCTAGCGGCGCTTGCTGCATGAAAACACAAGCAGGAGTAAGGCCCCAATCCAAACCAATAACCAAAGGAAGTGATTTATCAACTTTGAGCTTTTCTTTCGCGACATGATGCTTGGTCTTGAAGTTGGGGAATACTGGCTTGCCATGCATTGGCACGCCATATTCATTGCACACCATGCGGCGAATCGTGTTGTGATCGCCATTAGCCGAAGCAATAATCTTTTTATAGTAGTCGAACCCGCCGACAAAGGCTACATTTTCAGCTTCTGGATTTTCAATATACTGTTCCGTCTGCTCGTCGAAAAGCATAGCAGGCGGCTGCGTAAAAAACTTATATCCTGGGGGAGTTTCATCTTCCGCATATCGATACCACCAGTGCCGCGTAGATGGCGGGTTTGTATCCGCCACAATTCCTTTCCACGTAGCGCCTTTGAATACGATATTACCATGTTCATCTTCGATGACTTCGGGAAAACGACCAATACGCTGCGGGAGATATTTAATAACTTCGGCGTCAATTTCTGACGCTTCATTGATATAGGCACCGGTGTATTCGGTAGAGAGAAGTTTACCGATATCATCAGGCGTATTTACCGCCATGAAGATAACTTCCATATCTACAGTAGTACCATCGCCTAGTTTGCGGATCATTCGTCCGCGGATAGGAATATCGTAGACAATCGGGCAAACAGCATCAGGCACCCAGCGTTGCCAAGTTTTGATTGTCGTTTGCTTTAATTCGGGATACGTATTTCGGATTAACACGAAGCGAGTACGACGTACGCCTTCCCACGGTTCTTGCATATGGGCACGACGAAACAATTCCATCATACACGCGGAAGACTTACCAGAACCGACTGGTCCCCGTATACCACGAAAGAAACTATTATCATTATGAAATTCTAGGCACGTTGGCGAAGCAACATACCTAATAATTTTATTTTTGCTGGAGTAGTCTGTCATTTTCCTGCACCAATCTTTCCCGAGCTTGAGCGGCCATTGCCGGATCAAGGATCATATTGAACTGATACGTAGGTCCATTATTGGCATTGCCATCAACCTTGATAGCATCACCATATTTGGACTTATTTAGTTTGGCAGCTAACCAGCGGTAATGTTGCGCCAGGGCTTTTGCCCGATCAATTTCTTCTTTTCCATCGGCGTATTCCAGTTCGGTGGAAGCCTTATCTACTAAGGTTTCTGCACCAATACGCATAGCTTCGGTCAATTCGGCGTCGCCGATTTTTGACAAAAGTCCGCGTAATTGTCCCGAAGGAATTGAAAGTGATTTTGCAGCAGCAGAGAAGGTGTGGCCTTCCTGAACTTTCACAAGGAATAAATCAATTTGTGACTGCGATACTTCGGCAACTTCTGGCTTTACGTCCAGCGGTATTTTTATGGCAATGAAAGGCATTTAAGTAGCTCGATGTTGCGGCAGCTCCAGTGTTACACAACTTTTTTAGCTTGTCAATATTATTTTTTGGGTTTGGATTGTGGGCAAACGGGGATTTCTGGGTCCGTACCCCGTACTTTTTAGGTTATTTTTGCTATTTTCCGGCGTACTTTTTTAGGATAGGCGAGTACGCTCGCAAACTTTCTACCTATTTCTATTATTTTTCCGGCGTACTTTTTTAGGGTAGGCGAGTATGCCCACAAACTTTTTACCTATTTTTATTATTTTTCCGGCGTACTTTTCTAGGTTATTTTTATTATTTTTCCGACGTACTTTTTTAGGTTATTTTTATTATTTTTCCGACGTACTTTTTTAGGGTAGGCGAGTATCGGTGAGCTATGGGGGGTGCGGGGGTACGGGGGCGGGGGTCCCGGCGCGCGTGGTCCGTATACCCCTATCCCTTGTTTTATCTTGAACCGCGCATTCTAACCGAGTCGATTATTCTTAAACCCTTTCCGTCGGGCACAAAAAAGCCCGCACAATGGCGGGCTAAAATCGAACGCGCATTATGTGCTAATGCCGTTGGTCCACTGGCAAATTACAGGCACAAAAAAGCCCGCGCATTATGCGCGGGCTTTTCCTTAAATCATATTTTAATTCTAACCTACATACTGCCCACAACCAGAAAACCATATATCGCTCCGCATGCCATCGCGTAGCCAATGGCGGCCCAAAGCAAAAGGGCCGCCATATGGCGGCCCTTCCCCGTTCCCTTCCGACGATTCATCACTTGGGCTCGACCTTCACCAGCCGCAAGACATAGCCCGCAGCGCCGGCAATGGTGGCCTTCCGCGCGCTGACACGGAGCTTGCCGTCGGTCATCTTGCGCGCGGCGGTCGCGATCTTCCCCCGGATCTTGCCGACGTAAAAGTCTGCGGGCACCTTTGCCGCGCCCTTCTCCTGCATCTTCTCCACGACTGCGACCGCATCAGGATGGAGCTTCACCGTGCGCCCACGGGCAACATTCACGACGGGCGCGTCGTCGGCAAAAAACTTGATTGCCATATCCCTACTCCAGAAGTTTGCCGGCGACATTGCCGGCAGACGAATCAGACCATACTTTTCCCGGCACGACAAGCGCCGCAATGTAATCTAGTGTAAAGCAATTCGGGGCACATCCGGCCGGGGCAGCAACATCGGAGAAACATACTGGCCAGCTTGGCGCAGCATTCGACCTGGCCCCGCCTGGCCCTGGCATTATCTAGGCGCGCTTCATTCGATTATTTCACTCGCCGGATAAAGCATTATCAATTCCCGCATCCGTTCCAAGTGTATGTACCGTTAGCGTAGCGGTGCCACGAATCGCGCGGCAGCAATTCATCCGAGAACTTAACTTGTGTGGTAGTCGCCTAGCGTAGCGGTGTCGCAATCTTATTGAGTATTGACAAACGCCGAGAAGTCTGATCTAAATACTTAAACATTATCGAACCGCACTTTACGTTATTCGCTGAACGCCCGCTGAATGATTTACCACATGCAATCTTATTGTGTTTGACTTCTCCGGGGAGCGGCGTTCTAATTACTCATTCCATTTCCACCCTACAGCAATCTTATTTTTTATATACTTAAACTCGCACGTTTCATTTCCCAGACCCCCCAACAATTAATTGCTGCGGGATAGCCAAATGCAGGGTTTTGTTCCGCTGAAATAATGAAAATGCGCTAGATGAGACACATCCTATTGAATTGCGTGCGGGAAAGTCGAGACACAGAAAAGCCAAAAGCCGCCCCGATAATCAAAGAGAAAAGCTTAATGCATGCCGCTATCGTACATAGAAACCCCTCATATTAGGACTTCCTGATATTGTTCAGCCGGCGTTCAGTTACAACCCGCACACGAGGAAAATCAATGACTTAGGTCCGCCGAACCCCCGATTTTTTGGGGTCCGAGGGGTTATTCCAGCGGAACAACGACCGCATTTTCCCAAAACCGTACGCAATTCATAATTGCGTACGGGAAAGTGGGGGGTAGAAAACCAAAATGGGGGTGCCAAAATAATAATTAATACTATTTCAACCAAGCATGGTGTCCAGTCTCGGGTGTTCTGTTTTCTCTTCTAGAGAGAGAGAAAAAAAAAACGGGCCAAACGGGGGGGAGGGGGGGGGTTTGCCCCCACTTTTCTCCTCTCTCTCCAGCGGACGCCACACACGCCCAAAACACGACACAATGCTCGACAAGATTCCCGCCCAGCCAAAAATCAGGTGCCAAATGCAAAATCTATTCGATTTATTTCAAACCCGAATTCAGCTCGCAAATGAGTACCGCGAGCTACAAAAGCGAATGCGCGAGAATACTTCCGCCTTCGATCCCATATATGCCGAAATAAACGCAAATCACGATTCTATTCTGCAAAAACGGAGCGCCCACTGCTCTATCCCTATCTGGCACAGCACCCTATTCCCTTTACCCACAAACACCGTTTGGCTAAGCAAGGCTGGTAAAGTCATGCTGGCGTACCCCAAACAATTAATCCCAGAGAATGAACTTATCAGCGCCTACGCCATGTGTGTAGATTCTTGCGGTGCACGCGAATGCAAATGCAACCAAGTAAACGAACTCTGGGTATTTCGCGACAATTCAAAACTGGTGCGCTCAATACATGGCACAATTCTACTGCCCAAGTAA